ATAGCCTCCACTAGCTCGGGAGAAGGTGATCATGTCAGAGGCATTGTCAAAACTTTTTGTATTAACTCCCATGTCTATTGCTCCCAATCCTGAATGGTGAATGATGTTTCGCTATTATCGAAAGTTAGCTGCAGGCTTGGCACTTCACTCGGCTCTGTAGCTTCAGCTATTCCCACATCCGCCAAATCATCTGCCCATACCCTAAGCATGGAGATTGTGCCCATGTAGTCATAGGCAAGGCTGAAGTTAGTGCTAGAGAGATCAGGGAGGGCCGTGGGGGTTGTGTTAGCGGTTAAAGCAGTGCCGTCTACAGCGCCGTTGATAAAGGTAGAGCCGTGGCGGGATGCGATGTTGTAGGGGACTAGGATGCTTGGGGAATAAAAATCTTGAGCAACAAAATCAAATGTTCCAGAAAAGGACTGATCGAACCCTATTGCTCCTGTATTACTACCGTCTGTTCTTAATCTAAGCCGTATAAAGTTAGAAGAGTCAGTCTTCCAATATGCAAAAATTGCTTCATTAGAAGTTGCAGTATCAGCATACGTCACCCGACCATTCATCTGGATAGACACAGAGAGCGGGTCGATCTCGCGGACGGAGATGTTGTCGTAAGTAGCGCCAGCACTCGCTGTGATATAAAGGCTGCTTGAGGACGCTACGACAACCTGTGAGATATTGCCAGTCCCGGATTGCAAAGCATAAGCCGAACTCCCAATAGACGTGCCGATTCTAAGCAGAGCCGAACCAGACCCATTTGTAGCGTCCCCTGATACAAGATATGCCTTACCGGACTCAACAGTGATTGCTTGATAAGCTCTCTGTAAAGTTCCGTCTGCTGTAACCAGAAGTTCCCCGTCAACAACGGACAAAATTGCGTCTTGAGCAGTCCACCCCGTCGTACCATTACTAAAATCACCATTAGTAACCAGCTCCGGCCCAATGTAATTAGGCTCTGGCCAAGGCATGTTTGCTGCTGGGATTGTCAGAGTCTCTAAAGCTTTGGAGACGGTTGCACCGTTGGTTGGTATTAGAGATGACGGTGTGGAGCCTGCTTCTACTTGTGCGCCATAAATTAAGATGGATGATGTACCATCCCGCGCGACGTTTGGATCTAAGTCATCCTGCGCAACAAATATGTCTAATCGCCCAGTTCCATCTGCTTCGGTTGTAAAAGACAAAGCGCAGCGATACCAGCCGTTGCCTACATCCTGAATCGTCGCAGAGTAAGCTGCGTCTTCGACTGTTCCGACAGTGCCGCTTGATAAATCAAAATAGGCACCACCATTCGGCAGTGTTGCATAACTAGCTGCCCGTAAGTATCCCCAACTCAGCTGGTCAGCTTTTAGATAGCACGAAAAAGTATGGGCAGTGGTTGTGGCTAAAGTTAAATTAATATAAGCAATTACGCTCCCTGTGCCCGAATCGTTACTATCGATCAGCTTAACAGCTGAGTTTGCTTGTCCGTCTGGCCCAACTGAATCTAAAGCCAAGGTTGCTGTGTTAGCTTTGACCCAACTAGAATCAGTAAAGTCTTGCGAATAAGTAACCAAATTAGTCCGTGCTTCACTCTCATGCAGAACCCCCTCATTTACCCAAGCATCGCCATTGTAGACGTGGTGGTTTCGTCGGGGGAGGTAGACTGCGCTGCTAGTGGTGGGGACGTAGCTATCGCCAGTCTCTGGATTGTCTACCATGCCGCCGAGGTCGGAGCGGTAGCGCGTAACGCCGTCACAAACAACAGATGTTGCTGTATCTCCAGCATTTCTTCGTATAAACACATATCCAGTTGCACTTATTGTCGCGGTTCCCGACACTGAATAAAGTGTAGGGGTAGAGGTAAGCGTTATCTGTGTAGAAGAGTTAATTCCGCCAGAGGCTAAGTGTATTGTTACGGTTCCACTTCCAGAAAGAATTGCACCAAACGTATCAACATCGCCCACAACAGAAGACCATGATTGATAAATTCTGTCGTCAACAGCAGGGAAATTTATAGTTTTTGTTCCAGTGATTGAGCTAGTTCCAAACTTAGTCCAAGCCGCATTCGTAAAGTCTTCAGAATACGTCAGCAGATTATGCGGTGCCCATTTGATTGCTGGAATTTCGCGGACTGATACGTTGTCTATGGCACCATCAGTTGCAGGGCCACCGGGTAGAAATCTGAGTCCTGTGTGCGAACCAGTCGCTGTTAAAGTAATGGCCGTAGCACCGGATCTGGTAGCGTATGCGGAAGTTACGATTGGCCCAATAAAACCTATAGCCATAACCCCGCTGATAGGGGCTGTGAATTCTATAGTGTAGGTTTTCCCAGCTTGTAGTGCCGATGGGAAAGTATATAAAAGCTCGCTGTAAGCACCCGTAATTCTGTTAGCTTGTCCATTACTAATCTCCCAGCCCGCACCCGTTGACCAACCATCGGAATTGTTAAATGTTCCATTCGTAACCAGCTCAGGCCCATAACCATCGGTCATTGTCGCATTGCCAGCACGGCTGTGTGTGATCAGTTCTGCAAAGGTATCTACAGTTCCGCCAGCGTCATAAAATTCGGTGCCGTCATTTAGACTGCCATTAAAATCAGCCACGAGGTCTGGAGTTTTGCCGTTTATTATGTAGTTAAGCAGACTGGCAGCGGCACCGGATACAGTGCGGCAAAAATTGCTAAGCCATATTCCAGCGCCAAATAACATTACACAAACCCAATAATTGACGTAGCAGTAGTTCCTGCAGTAACTACCTGTTTAACCCGTATTGGGTACAGCACTCCCGGCTGAAGCGCGGGGACAACAGCGGTAGTGCCGTCAACCATTACAACTTCTACAGCGCCAGCTACACCTACACAAATAGCGCGAGTAACATACGCTAGTTCTGCTGTGGGGTCTGGAGTAATTGCAAACACTTTTTCCAGTGGCGCTGTAGAAGTAGCCGCAGGAGAATATAAATTAATTGCTGGCATGGTTATTCCTTAAATATGTTTCTATTAACTAGCTTAAGCGAATCTAGGGGCCGACGCGACCATAGTGCCGCGAAAGTTTGTAAGATTAGCCCGTGCTCTACGCTCTGTAACTTCTCGTATAAACTGCTTAGCGTGATAAGACGCTAGTGTACGGTCAGACCACGTAGCTTCGGGCAATACTAAAAGGTTTTGCAACACGTTGTGGTAAATAGCTTCTTCTAGTTCGTTAAAGGCTACGGAATCCATTTCTGTAGCAGTTCGTGTCGGGCGCAGCGCGTACACCATACGAACAGTGTAAGTATTAGCGCTATCCGGCAGCGGTAGTATTACAAACTTATCAGGTAGTATCTGTGTTACAGCACGAGGCTGACCCGGTGATAGCGCTGAGCCATCTGGGGGTATATAGGCGGGAAACGCCGCTGTAGCTTGATCTAAAGTAAGGACATTAAGGCGTTCATTGTTAACTGTTGCCATTAGAACCGCATGGACTTCAGTGTTAGCAGGCTTTGTATAAGCGTACTCAGACACCCCGCTAGTTAGCGCAAAGGACGGCTCCGCATAGCGCCAAAGTAAAGTCCGCTCGCAAACGCGGATAGCCGCTTCAACTACGTTCTTAGTTATAAGGGGGGTAGGGCAACCTAGTAGACTAGGAGTAAGCCTATCTACAAGGGTGGAAAACGCTGTAGTCGCCATCTAAACACCTTTACTCGATAATCTGTTTTTGGTCTAGCGCCGAAGACGGGTAGTCAGTTAACGCCCTAGTATCTAGCGCTTTAACCACCATAGCTTGGAACCTAGCAGCTAGCGTTTGTGCTAGCGCAGCGTCTTTGGGATCTGAGAATATTAATAACGCATTCGCCCCTACTTCCGCGCTTAGAGCTGAAGCGTACGCAGCAGGTACGGCTATAGTATCAGACACGGTGTAGTCAGGCGGAGAAGCCGCATACTCTACAGTAGCAGTAATTCCCGCTGTAGGCTTAGGATAAACGTAAAAGCCGGTTGGGTTACGTGGGTGTCTCATCCAATGGACAGGTGTTGCTGCCGTAGCAGATATCCAGCCGGGGGTAGAAAGATCCATAGCCTCGCGGGAAACTTCTCGTATGATGTTACCCCCCGTTACGCCTAACACGTCTATTAAACGTAGTGCGTCGGTAGGCGCGAACTGCAAAACAGAGTTCGCAGTCAACACTACGTCTGAAACTTTAGCAAAAATATCTGGCCTATAAACAGCCATAGTCTGCACAGCTTGGTTGACAAGGTTGAGTAGAACTACGTCTAAGTGCTCATCAGGAGACTTAGCTAACTGTGAGTCTTGTATAAGAAACTTTGTTTGCGTAATAATTGTGGCAGGAGTCATCTAACACGCCCCAGTTCTAATGCTCTGATACGCGTTTCCAAGCTAGCACTAGCAGGCAAAGGAGGCGTATCAATGTACTTATCCGCTTCAAACGATGCCTGCAGTGTCTGTATAAAATTGCGATTAAATAACTCAGCTCTGCCGCTACTGACATGCTCGTCGTCAACAGAAGACGCAAGATACACAACCCCGTCTACTAACGCAGAAAAATACGATACGGGTATAGGCGTAAGCTGATCAGCAAGCTGGTACACACTAGGCGCTGCAGAATACTGCGCCATAAGCTGTACGCCACTAGAAGGTCGCGGGTAAAGAAAATACCCCCTAAACTCTTTAGGGTTACGCATAAACTTAGTAGGCGTACCGGAAGCGTCAGTAACCCAAGATATAGTAGCCGTATCAAAAAACGCTCGGTCAACCTCCTCTACTGCTCCGGCCCCTACGACATACAGTATGTCTATTAAGCGTGTAGCAGTTGTCGGCAATTGTTGCTGTGTTACATCCGGCGTTGTAGCAACTTGCGCTGTAACCGTAAATATATCTGGGCGCAGCATAGCCATTCTTCGTACTGTGTTATTTACAAAAGACAGTAGATCCGTATCTGAGTACCTTTGCGGGATACGCACATCGTTTATTAAGATCCTAACTTCTGCAATAACGTCAGTCGGTGTCATTCAGGAAACCCTATAGCAGCTTCTCGCGCAATCTCAGGGCTGATAGCCGGAGCCGGTGGTTCTGGAATATCTTCTGTTGCGAGATCTAGCTTAGTATTTTTCTTAGCCCGTGTCTTTTTAACACGTTCTACTTGTTTTGGCTTTAAAAACCGTTCAGGAAACGCTTGTTCTTCGGTAACTTCTTCAACAAGTGGATTGCTTGAAAGAACTTCTTTCCACGCATAAATAGTCCCGTCTTCAATATGTCTTAACCATCTGCTCATAAAGTCCTCCTTTCTAAGTATTCTTAGTAGTCTTACTCGCTACCATTTTACGCGGTCTGCCCAGTACGCTGCGCTCATAACGCCCTGCTTAATATTTTTAGCGTGCCTAGCTTTAAACGCAGCTCTGCGCGCTTTATCTGCATCGCTTTCTCCTGACCGTGGCGGAGATCCAGATACGCCCTGCTGCCCAAACCTAATTATTTTTTCTTTACCTTTTGAGCAGGCTTTAACAACGTGGCTTTTTTTGGGGTGGCTAGGAGTACGCTTAGGCGTATTACACTTCATTTTGTCTTTGCTTATTTGCTTAGGCATTATGTAGACGCCCCTTTAATAACTACAAAGCTAAGTTCAATTGCTTCAGATAAGTTGGGTGCTACCGTAAGATTGTGTAGGTGTATATTGCAACTACCCGCTGCAATGGAGTCAATGCCAACAAAATAAGCGCCTTGCGTAGCCCCGCTAGCGATGTTCACTATAATTACGTCAGAAACAGCGATAAAACTGTTTGTCAACTGAAAGTCTATGCCCTCGTTTTTAGCTACAGCAGCATTATTCATAATTATACGGCCTGCTAACGCGTTCAGCGTAACAGCTGTTGCTTTCCCGCTAGTCGATCCCTGCGTAATTGAACCACCAGATCCCGCTCCGTAGCCAAATTTTTTAAGTAGCTGAACTTCACCCGCGCCGTTTGCGCTTAACTTAAGGTTTGCATCTGCTGTTTCTGTAGTTACAGTGTCTGTGGCTACAGAAATATCTCCGAGTCCCACGGAGCTAGTACTAACTTTTAGGGGGGTTTGTAGTCCATTGCCGCTATAGACGCTATTTAGAGTGCTAGTAACTCCAGCACCAACGTGTAGAACCTGCTGATAAGTACTGTTAATAGTTTGATTTGTTAAGTTATTTGCCATTACTAATATTCCTTTGGCCGCAGCCGCCCATGTAACAACTCTAACGCGTACAAATGCTCACGTTTAATAGTAGTAGGATTACTAACTCTCCGCGCAATTGTGGCGTGGCTAATTCCAAGTTGCCTAGCAAGCGCTCTACTAGACCCTAGTAAATGCGAACAAGCGCCTACTAGGGAAATGTACACTTGAGTAGACTCAAAGCTCATACGTGCCCCGGATTTATTTTGTTTAGCCTACGCGCCCACAAAGCCGCTTTCTTTTGGCGCACGGGGTCGGATTCGTTAGCTTGCTGCCGCTTAACTCGTTGCGTAAACCCCCACTCTCTAGGCACTTCACGAAAAATAACAGTGCCAGCTGTCGCGTTAAAAACAAAGTCTGCGACAAAATAAACGCCTAAAAACAAATACAGCGGGACTAATACGGCAAGAGAAAACATAGCTCCTTGATCTTGCAGGGCCTTACAGTACGTTAACGCAAATAGCCCACCGATAAAAAGTACATAACTGCAAGCCACGAAAATAACAATGTCAAAAATCATAACGCATACCAACTTCCGCTTCTTCCGATCTTTAGCCAAGTATATGGCAAGTCGTCTTTACCCATTACTTGGGGGTATCTATTATCTAAAATCCAACCGTCTACTGAGCAAACAAGGTGTGTCCCACCTGTTTCTGTTTTGCAAAGAACTAAATCTGCGTCTACATCGTAGTCTTTTAGTCTGTCTTTGCAAACTAGCGCAAAATCCTCGCAATCCCCGATTGCGTCTGCAACCCAATGCTCCCGTTTGCTGTACTGATCAACATCGCTAACATACCTATGTATAGCGTGGACATCGGCCAACACACCGTCGAGTGTGCTCTTAACATTCAACCCCACGATTCCTAGCCTCCACACAACCAAAGGGGGGCTCAACCTCTCCTTTAAGGATAAACGGAGTTGGTGTAGCTTGGCATCCCCAATTTGCTAGCACAGCAACAGCAGCGCAAACAATAAAAAGCACTCTACGCACTAGGCTACCTACACGTACTAGACTAAATCTATCTATGTAGGCAGCCATGTGCTAGCTGTTTACGGTAACGTTATAACAGCGGTGCTAAGCGCTTCTGGCTTGACAACTTTATACCCATAAACTTGCAACCCACGGATAATATTTCCGAAAGTAGTAGTTGAACGGATAGTTTCCATCTCAGTCATCTGGGACGCAAAGGTAAAGCCCATTTTGTGCCCAGCGAGAATATCAAACTTAGTAGCTGCGCCAGCGCCGGTCTTGTTTAGGTTATGTGATACATAGACCGTAAACCGATCAATCATACCGAGTCTGCCATTACGCAGAATAGACGTAGAGTCCCCCGCAAGAGACGCGTCCCGCAAGTCACTTTTCTTAATCATACCTGCCATTTTTGCAGGGATTACAATATAGCGGTCGGACTCTGGAGCATTAGCCTCGTCTAGCACGGTGCCCATATCAACAATCAAGTCAAGCACGTTGGTTTTACTAACTGCTACCGGAGTTGCAGTTACGCCTAAATTAAAACTACCCGAGATAGCTCCGGCGGTAGCACCTTTATTAGTTGCAGCTACGCCGGGGAGCATGTCTACCAAAACTCTCTGGTCAATCTTAATTTTCATGCGCTCAGAAGCGTCTTTAGACCAAGTATCCATTAAGTTAATGTCTGACTGAATTTCGTCAACATCGTCTTCAATACACGCGAAATACTCACCTTTATCAATGAGCAATTGCAGTATTGGTTTTTCGGGTGTTTCTACGGCTAGCGTTGCGCCTTTTGAGTACGAATTAAGCGTAATCGTAGGGGTTTGACGGATATTTACGGTATCACCGTAGCTGCTAATCTCACCTTCGTAGTCAGTGTTTGAGATAGCTGCCAAAACAGTAGCGTCGTAAAAATTTTCAATGAGTTTACCTGACCAAATTTCAGGTACAAATGTTCCGCTTAACTGCGGATAAGGTGCGGTTACTGGAAAAGCCATTTTTTAAGTCCTAATCAAGCATTGTTTATGCGACCTTCTCGCTGTGCAGCGAAAATGTCACGTTCTATACGGTCTCGCTCTTTCTCACGCCCCTTGTATTTACCCTGCTGAACATGTTGGAAAAAAGTTTTAATGTCAGCAGAAGTATACGTAGGTAGTTCCTCCGATTGCGGCACACCTGCCGAACGGCTTCGTCCGGGTGCAACCTGCTTTTCGAGTTCATTGGCGGTAGAAGCGCCCCGATTGGTTTGTTGAGCAACTGGCTGTCCAGTTGAAGCCTTCCAAGTTTGAAAGAAACTAATAACACGCCCGGAGTCCATATTGCGCTGCGCATCATCTAAGTAAGTTTGCCGCGCAATACCAGTAAGTGGATCAATCGCTAGCAACCAAGTTTGAAAATCTTGATTGGAATTTACCTCTTGCCAGTCTGGAACCGACTGCTGCAGCTCTCCCCAGAACGCTTGCTCCGCTGTAGCTGCTTGTTTCTGCGATATCTGCTGCACTTGCGGCACTACGCTAGATTGCATCTCACGGATAACTTGCTCTAGTTGGTCAATACGAGCTTGCGAAGATGTTTGTTCTTCGCGGCTAACTTTTCGCATTACATCAATAGAGTCACCCCACTCCTCCACGTCAGCTTCTGTAATGAGCTGCTGTGGTTTAGGTGGCTCCTGCTGCGCAGGCTGCGCGCTCATAGACGTAATCAATTGCTCAAGCTGTGTAACTCGTCCTGCCAGCTCACGCTTTTCAGCGTGCAGTCTAGGGACTTCAGCATTGTACATCCCCTGTAGGGATCTCCATCTCTGCTCATAAGTTTCTTGCTCACCATCTGTGCTGCCCTGCTGCTGCTCATCAGCGGGCGACTGGGATACTTGTTGGGACTCGCTGTCGGCGGTGTTAGTCTCTTGCGCTTGATCTTCTGTCTCTACAAGGTCGGGCGCATCGCCCTCCTGCGGAGTAACATCTGTATTAAGCTCGTCGTAGAGTTTCTGTACTGCCTCAGACTGTCTCCTAACTTGTACTGGTAAAGCCATACTGTACGCTCCTATCGGTGTGCGTGATTGGGCGGCTGTTATTTTAACTGTGCCGCGTATTCAGGGGACTTTTGAATGAGGTCTCTGACCTCACGAAGAACTTGGCACCGCCCCTGTGCTCGTGCCACGTTCGTTACTGGGATATCTGGTAACTTATTAAGTTCCCTCTGATACCACTCGTCGATATATTTTACAACAGCCGGAAACCCTTTTGCTACACTGGCAAAGTCTTGCAAAGTAACAGGGTCGGGCTTTATCAAACCGTGCCCCCTGTATTCTGGTTCATAACAGTTTTAGCATCCCCGCCGCCCTTGGGTGACCCATCAGGCTGTGTTGGCGTAGGCGCGGGCTGTTGCTGCTGTTGCTGTGTCATTGCGCGTATCTTGCTTTGCGTAGTCACAGACTCTTGTTCTTTAGACGGGATTATGTCGTCAACCGGCATTTGTAAACCTTTCGCTACTTCGCGGAGTATAGCCGCGCGCCCGTCTTGGCCGATAATCTCTAAATCCATGGGGTTTGCGGTAGCGTTAAGGAACTCAACACGGCGTATATTGACCGTTTCCTTAACCGCAAGATTAATAGCACCTTTAGCAATAACCTCTACATCGCCCTTAATCGACTCATCTTCGTCGTATCGCATGTTGTAGAGAAACTGACGCTGTACAGTCGGGCGTATTATGTCGTTATCTATGTGCATAACCACCTGTCGTATGCTTTTACCAGCTGAACCCATAAGCATAGAAAGCCCAGACGCGGTTCTGCCCGCCCCCTGCACGTTCATATCGCCGTAAACGTACGCTGGAATGCCACTATGATCGTCCGCTAAACGAGAAAATCGGTCATAAACCGCCATTAGTTCGTTAGCCCTAGAATCAGGCTGCGTAAATCGCACCGCAGGCGCGGAAGACCCTAGCGGATCGTTCATAACCTGCCATATTTTCCATGGTGAAAGCTGAGTTATGTCCTCATTCGGCGGAATGCGCTCTAAATTAACCTCAACCTGCGGCCCAGAGGCTATAGCCATGTTATTTACAAGCGCGCGAGCAGAAGCATTACATACGCTCTGCAGGTCTTCTATAATTTCTGGTATGCCCCTGCCCCAAAATGCGCCGGGAGACTTAATAAACGAGGTTTTAGAGTAAGGTTTTTCGCCTAGTGGGTCGTAATTAAGCACAGCTTTAATAACGTAGTCACCTACTACCCAAACATTCGCGTCATACTCTTTTGCGGGGTCAGGTACTTCCTCATCAGACAGGCCCCACTCACGTAAATGAGTTCCTGTTACTTTTCCCCAGAATTCTAGCGCGTCGAAACTATCTACTGGCGTACGGTATGTATAGTATTTGCGCTCAAGCTGGTCTTTCTGCAGCTCTACGCCCTCACTAAGCCACGATCTGCCATTGCCTTCTTTTAATACTTTACGTATGGCATCGTCGTCGTACCCCGGAACCCCTATCAGCTCAGATAACTGCGTACGGGGCATACGATGCAGCTCAAACAAGTACCCGTCGTTAAGGTGAGTAACCCCCGGCTCTGGGTAAATGCTAAACGGGTCAACCCGCTCGTACTCTGGGCCAAGCTTTTCGCCAGCTTCAACAATAGTTTTACCTTCCGCGCTACGCTTGTACTCTAAAGTACGTTGCCGCCGGATAATAGGGCCTTTGGTAAACGCACAAGGGAACGTAACCAAATCAGTTAGGAACTCATTGAACGCCTCACCCCAATTCCCTTGCGAAAATTGATCTGTGATCTTCAGCTTCATCTTATCCGCGCGGTTCTGCGCTTCTTGCAAAACTCTAAAGCGGTATTCCTGAGACACAAGCTCTCTAAGCTCTTGCATCTCAGCTGCTGTAGGGGCCTGCCCAAGTTCCTGCAGCATTTGCATAACTCTATCGGCAAACTCGTCCTGTATTTCTTTCTGCTGTGTCGGGCCTATTTCTGGTATCGCAGTAGGCTGCAAATCCCACGGGGGCGTGCCTTGGTCAAGCAGTATATCGCGCAGCCAGCTCTCAGCCGCGCGGCACTTAACTTCTGTCAGCATCATATAGATCTCTGAGCCGCCTTGACGCGTTATCTGCGCTAGTTTCTCAGGCTCATAGTCCCCATTGCGCTGACGTAAAGCGCGCAACATAAA